GATGCAGACATGGTGGATCGTTGGTTTCAAAATGTGTGTCGCAATGTGGTGCTGGAAACTTGGGAACAAGAACAGGCCATGAATGGCAACAGGATCATTCGTAGCAAAGATATTGGCGATGGTCGTAGTGAGGTCAGTTGATGGAAGGTTTACGACCACCAAAAACCTTCAAGGTCTATCAACTGATCAAGCTGACTATCACTAGCAGTATATACATATCACCTGTAACAACTTACGGATCACAATCGTTTGGGGGTGGTATTTTTAAATCTCTTGATGAAGCCGAGCAAACTCGCACCATAGAACTCCTCAAAGACAAAACAGGTGATTCCACATATCATGTGTTTGAACTAGAATTCCCTAACCCAGCCTATCAAGAATGATACTGTATGCAAATGGCGACAGCCATAGTCACGGCGTTGGTGTAAAAAATCAATCCAAAACTTTTGCCAGTTTGTTGGCACGATCGTTTTGTTTTGACTTGATCAATTCAGCTCGTAACGGTGCCAGCAATGATGGTATAATCAGAACCACTCGCAACTATATTGTAAACAATCGACCAGATTTGGTCATAATTGGCTGGAGCACCTGGGAACGTGAAGAATGGGAACATCAAGGGCAATACTATAATGTCAACTCCAGTGGACATGATCAACTGCCAGAACCTCTTGTGACCAAATACAAACAGTGGGTAATCGAACAAACTCCAGAAACACTAGTCGAAAAGTCACAGCAAATACACGAAAGAATATATAAATTACACTGTGAGCTAGAGAAAAAACAAATTCCCCATGTGTTTTTTAATTGCATGTACAATTTTTTTGAAATAACAAATCAACGCAATTGGAATCACAGTTATATCGGACCTTACGACAATGATTCAAGTTATTACTGGTATCTTAAAAAAAGAAATTTTACCAGTGACGATTGGTATCATTTTGGTGAAGAAGGGCATCATGCCTGGGCCGATTTTTTAATCAAGTATATAGAAGACAACAAGATATTATGATACTGTATGTAAATGGCGACAGTCACGCCGCAGCTGCCGAAGCTGTAAACAACTATGCATTTGCCGAAGATGATCCGGCACATTTTTTCCTGGGTCGTAGACCGCACCCAGACAATCTGGCTGTGAGCTGGGCACGACAACTGAGTCGTACCTTGAATGCCGCCTTGCACCTGGATGCCGAAAGTGCCAGCAGCAATGATCGGATCATGCGTACCACACGAGCCTGGCTAGACGAACGTGCCGATGCTGTACAGGAAGTGTTAGTGATCATACAATGGAGTACCTGGGAACGCGAAGAATGGTTGCACGAAGGCACCTACTATCAAGTCAATGCCAGCGGAATTGACCATGTGCCACCTGAATTGTCGGATCGGTACCGGAATTTTATCGTCAATTTTGATTGGCCAAAAAAGACTAGAGAAGCACACGATCAAATATGGGCATTCCATCAAGAATTGAAAGAATCTGGTGTGCCGCACATATTTGTCAATGGCAATAACGATTTCAGTAAAATACAAAATCGACAGGATTGGGGTACCGATTATGTGGGTCCATACAATCCTGATCAGACTTATGATGCCGTCATACGAGCCCAAGGAATCGAAACGGTAGCACCCAATTCATATCATTTTGGACAAGATGGCCATAGCGTTTTTCACCGTTTTATGTTACAATATATTATTGACAACAAATATATTTAAGGTGGTGCCGTATGCGTTATGTGTTGATTGACACAGCAAACATGTTCTTTAGAGCTAGACATGGTGCTTTTAGAGCCAGCGATACCTGGGAAAAAATTGGATTCGCCCTGCATATCACCTTGATGGCTGCCAACAAAGTGGCCCGTAGATTTGAAGCAGACCATGTGGTTTTTGCCTTAGAAGGACGAAGCTGGCGCAAAGATCACTACAAACCCTACAAGGCCAATCGTGCTGTGGCCCGTGCCGCACTCACAGAAAAAGAACAAGAAGAAGATGCCATGTTCTGGGAGACCTACGATAACCTGACTAAATACCTGTCTGAAAGAACCAACTGTAGTGTCGTCCGGTGTCCAACAGCTGAAGCCGATGACATTATAGCAAGATGGATTGCCTTACACCCCCAAGACGAACATGTTATCATCAGCAGTGACACTGACTTTGTGCAGTTATTGTCTGACAATGTCAAACAGTACAACGGTATCACCGACGAACTATTGACCACGGAAGGAATATTTGATGCCAAAGGCCAACCGGTTATCGACAAAAAAACAAAACAAGCTAAAACAATCCCTGACCCAGCGTGGCTTTTGTTTGAAAAGTGCATGCGGGGCGATAGTAGCGACAATGTGTTTAGCGCCTTCCCGGGTGTCAGGACCCGAGGCACAAAAAACAAAGTCGGGCTACAAGAAGCCTACGAGGACAAAGACCGTAAAGGCTACAACTGGAACAACATGATGCTACAACGCTGGACCGATCCAGACGGTGTCGAGCATCGAGTACTAGACGATTACGAACGCAACCGAACTCTAATTGACTTGACAGCACAGCCCGACGATGTTAAACTGACTGTAGATACTGCCATACGCGAACAGATCAGTCACAAGGATGTGGGACAGGTAGGTGTGAGATTCATGCAGTTCTGTGGCAAGTACGAATTGAACAAGTGTAGCGAAACGGCCGAACAGTTTGGTCGTTGGATGAATCAGACCTATGCAGGAGTGTTGGAATGAAATTGTTGCTGAGTATTGCTGTGGGTGTGGTCGGCACCATGGTTCTGCTTATCTCGCTTGTGCATATTGCAGAATCCAACACTGTGGTAGTAAGATATGATTGTAGACAGTTGATTGGTGGCTGGCATCCAGACATACCCGAGGCTGTGCAAAAAGAATGTAAATCAAGGAGAATCAATGCTGATAGCGAAACCCGTAATTGACAAGAAATTTTGGATATTACAACAAAACGATGAAAAGGTTGGCAACGTGGAAGCCTGTGCTGGTGGGTATCAGGTCAAACTAAACAATCAGATCACACAGTACAAGACCATCAAAATGGTTGAACAAAGGACCGGGGTCAGGTTTGAACCGCCCATGATCCGTACTCGCTCCAGATCAACTACAACACACGCAGTGCATGGATATCCCACTGCCAGCCAAGTACACAATCCGGTCTGGGACGTGCCGCATGCCTTGCCACTCTATACCAAAACGGCCAAGAGCCGCAGCTGGTTTGCAGCCGGTTGGTATTCGGTCAAGAAAGGTCGCAAGTGGCGTACCATACAGGATCCCAAACTCATAGTGCTACAACGATATCCGTACCATGGACCATTTTACACAGTCGAGGAGGTTACCAGTGACTAATCCATTCCGAGATCAAGCCAGGTTCATGCAGGCCTGCGGACAAACTGTAGGAGTAGAAAATCGAGACCAGTATGCCTTGTACCTTGATCTCATCCGTGAAGAAGTGCAAGAGCTTGAAGACAGTCGACATCCGGTCACTGACCTGGATGCTTTGATCGACATCTTGGTCGTCACTGTGGGTGCCATACACAGCATGGGTGCCGATGCCGAAGGTGCCTGGAACGAAGTCATGCGTAGCAACTTTGACAAGATCGATCCCGAAACCGGTACAGTGATCAAACGAGAAGATGGCAAGGTACTCAAGCCCGAAGGCTGGACAGCACCGTGGTTAGATCCATACCTGAACGAAGTACACAGATGAGCCTGCACATAAACCGATTTATCGATCGTGTACAGGGCATGGATTTGAGATCCAGTCAAGGCCTGTCTATATCTGCTACCGAAGCACGAGATCTTGTGTCCGACCTGGCCAGATTGTTGTTGGAACTGAATACCTTGAGATCGACCGCTGTACACAATCACAGCGAAGACGTTATTACCGTGCAAATTGACGGCGGCCGTTTTTAATATTGGTATATTACGGTCATAAATATCTAATCATGAGTAGACCCAAACCAACTGTGCTTGCTGAAATTACCAACCGTACTACCTACAAAACCGAACAGGTTCTAGGCAGCGAAGGCGTTTGGGCAGTGTTTTATGACAGCAAACCAATCAATCTCAAAACATCAAATCTCTTGGTACAGTACCCGGGTCCCAAGTACAAAAAAGTAAGTTTTAGCAATCCAGGCCATGCCATTAACCTGGCCAGAAAATTAAACACACAGTTCAAAACCGACAAGTTCAGTGTGGTAGTGCTTACACAAGGCGAAAGAATTTTTCCTTGAAGTGCGGAATCAACGTCAACAACTGACCCATAATTTAGTACAACAACTGGATCCTGATCTCGGCATCACTGACACAATAGCCATGAAAACCTGGTGGCACAACATCAGATCCACAGGTGGCATGCGACTGACTCATGAAGGGTATCACATGCTTGATCAGGTGCTCAAACTGACTCACTATTCGTTCGACATCACAGACCCAAAAAACTTGAACAGTGATCGTTTGTTAGAAATGGATAGGAAAATACAGTCACCCTACTATATCATGGCCAAACACACCGTGCCTAGAAAGGTCGTGCTGTTTGGCAGTGCCGAAGCAGTGGCCATCAATTTATACGGCAGTTTTGAACGATGGCTTGACAATTACCAGCCCTAGTGCTACAATACTAACTTGGGCCTCTAGCTCATTAGGTTAGAGCAAACGACTCATAATCGTTGGGTGCCGTGTTCGAATCACGGGAGGCCCACCATAAATAGTTTTTTAAAGGAATCACGATGCGTAATTTATTATTAGGATTATTGGCTGTAAGCTCATTTGCTTCAGCTCACGACAACTGGATCAGCCAGGCTGGCACAGTGACCAACTCAACCGGTCTATGCTGGCGAGACAGTGCATGGACTCCGGCCACTGCGGCCGCCGAATGTGACGGTGCTGTTGAACCGCCTATCATAGCGAGAAAAAACCCTGTGGTCAAACAGACAGTAGAAAAGACAGCCCAGGTTCTTCGCATAACTTATCTGACACGTTCGCTGTTTGATTTTGACAGTGCCGTGCTCAAGCCCGAAGGTCGCAAGGCCATAGATCAATTGGTAGCCAGATTGGCCACTGTAACAGTTGAAGTGATCATTGCTACCGGACACACCGATAGCATAGGCACTGACAAGTACAATTTGGGCCTGGGCCTGCGTCGTGCCGAATCAGTTAGAAATTATCTAGTCTCAAAAGGACTAGAAGCCAGTCGTGTGTATGTTGACAGCAAGGGCGAACGTGAGCCTGTTGCCACTAACAAAACCGCAACGGGACGTAGCGAAAACCGCAGAGTTGTAGTGGAAGTGTACGGCTCGGATAAGTAACTGAATTGTTGTAATTCCTTCGTAGCAGTATCGAACCCTTGTCCGGCATAAATAATATTATGTATTACTATGTTTATCAAATAACAAACCTAATCAACAATAAGATTTATGTCGGAAAACATAAATCTGTCAAACATCCAAATGATAATGGATATTATGGTTCTGGTAAACAAATAACTGCCGCAATTAAGAAATATGGTATAGAAAACTTTAAGAAAGAAGTTTTATATTTCTGTACTTCTAAGAAAGAAATGGCTGATAAAGAAGCAGAAATTGTTACTGAAGATTTTGTAAAAAGATCCGATACTTACAATATGCACAAAGGTGGGTTAGGCGGATGGGATCACTGGAATGGAAGTGATCAGCATAAAAAGAACGCTAAAGAAGGTGGTAAAATTGCAGCTAAAAGACTCAATGAATTTATAGCAGAACAAAAAGCTAATAATACAGAATGGTGGCAAAATTGGTATTCTAATGTAGTGACGCAAAATCGTAATAAAAATAACAATGGATGGTGTAATCTCACTTCCGATGAATACGAACAACGCAGGAAAGATGCAAGTAAAAAATCGTCAGGACCTGGTAATAGCCAATTTGGTAAAATATGGATTTCTAATATATTGACAAAAGAAGTAATACGTAGTAATATTGCAGATCCTATACCCGAAGGGTGGGTAAGAGGTAAAAAAGGTCATGTTGCTAAAAAACTTTGGGTAAATAACAATATAAAAGAACACTACATCTTGCCAGAAAAAGAGCAAGATTATATAATAAAAGGGTTTAGTAGAGGTAGACTTAAAAAAAGTATGCCTCAAAGCAGAATTGTAGTTTAATGCCTTGACAGAAAGGTGTTGCGGACTCGGGGGCAGTGCCCGAATGGTCCACCATAAGGATTGTAATGAAAGAAAAAATATTAACTGCTATTGAAATGATCGCAGAATTCCTAAAAGGAATAGCACAATCTTTATGATGGGCCATACACAGTTTCGACGTGGCAACAAGTATGAATAGGATCTACACAGTAGGCGATGACTGTAAATCAAGCAAAATCCGTAAATGCAAACGCAAATACAGGCGAAGTAACTGTTTCTGGTAAGAACGTCAAGTTCTCTGCTCGTTCAGTAAAACGCCAATCATTAGCAGTTTAATCACTGCTTAGGGTAGGAAATACCTCGTAACAGAAACCACCAAAAAGCACCTTCGGGTGCTTTTTTATTGGGTCCAGTCGATCTGTTGATCGAACCATTCAGGGGTAAACACAGTGTCAGGGTGCCGATCAAGATATCGAGCCACGGCCGACAAGCACCAATCGTCGCCCGGTGTTACCGAGGCTGTGTGTTGGCTGTTGTATTCAAACCAATCTAGGCCGTAGGGATCGGTTGGATTGGCCAGTCTGAACAAAAATTGTTGTCCCTCTACTGCACCGCACAGTTCAGCAAATCGATCTAGACTGGTCACTGATTCAAGATTGGCAAATTCAGATCTGTAGATAGCACTGGTACTGATAAAGGCCGACACATGAGTTATACCAGGTACTCGTTCGGCTGCACGCAACCGACTATGGCCAGTGGCTGAACTGTATTGGTCGGCTCCAAAATACCAAACCAGCATGGGTTTTACTATGCCCTGCTGTTGTATATTGTGTACCCACATGTTGAGCTTGACCAGGTTGGCGATAGAATCACGGTTGCGATGGTCCTGTAAAAATCCAGATATGCCTTGTTGATCGATGCGGTGATTGGCCCAGACACACAAGTCGGACAAGGTTGATTGATGATCCAGCCAACTGCGAGCAAACTTGGGATTGTAAAACAAACAATGACTGCCTGAATGTAGACTATCGTGTACAGGATCTTGATCTGTAGGCCAAGTTAATTGTATCATATAAGTAATTATCGCATGACTGACCATCCGATAAAAACTCATACCGACGGCATTTGGATTTCGACTCCTAGAGAAACTGCTGTGATACAACAAATAACCGATGCTGTCAAGCAACAGGGATTTGCTGTGGTCCACCAAGATTCCAACAACTACGGATATCCATATATCTTTGCACGCGACCACCAAGATTTGCACTGTAGATTCATAGACAGCGTTTTTTTATCTGGCTCGGTGACCGAGTCGATCTTGATCACTGACAACATACCATTTCAACCGATTGCTGGAACCTTGGTATCGGCCGTTCCAGAATTTTGGTCCATATGGCACTTTGATCCAGAGTATCAGGATCGTGTGCCCAGCTGGGGCTATAATTGTTTTATGAATCGACCCAGAGGTGATAGATCCGTGGTGTTTTACGAACTGATACGACGCAATATTTTGTCTCGAGGCCTGGTCAGTTTTAATGTAACTCGATCAGAATATCAGTCACAATTCGCACAAGACCAGCTGACCAGATATCAACGCGAGCACGATTCGGGTCAGGTACCTTACAACAATTTGACAGGAACCCTGGAACAATGCATTATAGATTCCAACGTCAGCCTGGTACTGGAAACTTATATCAGCGACAGTCATGTGGTATTCAGTGAAAAAATTTTTAGATGCCTTCAACTGCCGCGACCTTGGTTGTTGTATTGCAGTCCAGGATCGATCAGGATCCTGCGAGAATACGGGTTTGATGTGTTAGATGACCATGTTGATCACGGCTACGATAACACAACCACGCATTACCATAGGTTGAATACTGTGTTGGACCAACTAGAAACGTTTGTTGATCGCCGATACCGTGATCAGGATTATGAAAGATTTAGACAGGCTGCCTGGCAAAACCAACAGGTGTTGAAAGATCTTGGACAACGATGGCCTGACAAATTAAATAAAATTTTAGAAAAAATCAAACAACTATGATAAAAATCAACGGTTCCGACTATCGCTATCAAGGAGAACGATTAGAATCTCCTGAAATCATTCGTGTAATGGATCATCACTACAACGAGGAATCCTTGTGTTTTCCAGTAAAACAACTATTGGAAAATAGCTTGTGTGATCCTCACGAGCACCTGGTAGTGTTCGATCATGTTCTACAACACAATGATCAATTGACCGATTATCAACTGTTGTGTTTGCCTATTTTTGCCGCCAACACCTGTAAAGAATTCAACAGTTACTCGCTACAGCCTGATTGGACCAACAAATCCTATATCTTTAACTTCATGGTCAACAAGGTACGCCTGCATAGAGAAATTTTATTGTTGTTGATCGAGCACTTTCAGCTGACCAACTACACCTATACCCTGTGTTGGAAGCACGATACTATCCGACGAGAAAATCTAATCAAGTACACTGACCGAGCATTTTATCAAAATTTGATCCAGTCGACCAAGATCAACATTCCAAATCGTCAATTTTTACTCGGGCACGAAACGTTGTTGGATCGCGGACTGCAATATCACCAAGTGACCAACGTGCATAATTATCAACAGTTTTTACAAAAAAACATATTTGAACCCAGTTGCGTAAGCATAATTACCGAACCGGCATTTTTTGAACGTGAGACTATAATAACCGAAAAAACCATCATGGCCATCTGGGGCGGGACCATACCCATCTGGGTAGGCGGGTGGCGCATTGCCGATTATCTGCGTGATCAGGGATTCGATGTATTCGACGACATCGTGGATCACAGCTATCAAAATCTAGATGATCCATTTGATCGTTGTTATTCAGCTGTAGAAAGAAATCTTGATTTGTTCCGGGACCTGGGTCGTGTGCAAAATTTGATACCGACACTCAGACCTAGACTACAGCACAATCTTGATTTGTTAAAACAAAATTGTTTTAGACAAGAAATTGTCAAAAATTTACCTGCATACACAACAGACATCGTCAAAATGTTGCAGGAACCATTACCAATAGGAATTGATTGTTAATAGAAACTATTTTTAAATTTAAATAGTTTGAACAGAGGCCGAAACCGGTGCAGGATCAAAATTGGCGTTTAACCAAGATATCCAGGCATTGGCAGCGTCGTTTGTGGCCCAAATTCTAATAAAAGGCTCATCGACCGTGAGTCCTTTTGCAGCAGTTCCACTTGTTGTGTTTGCGGCAACACATTTTTCTATTTCTGCTTGTAACGCAATTCCTTCGGCCTCTGTAGAAGCTCTTCCCAATGTTGTTACTGTAATGATTGTTGACATAAAAATTCCTTTTTAATATAACAGTATTTATTTAAAAATGCCAATCATCGATGATAGATCATAATATTTTTGATTCTACTGTTAAAAATAGTTTAATTGAGGTTGACAAGGTATAAATAACTGTATATAATTACTATTATGAAATCAAGAACTTGTAACCTTTCCATGCTAGCACAGCCAAAATTACTTGGCGTGTCAGTCTATTGGTCACAGTTCGAGACAACAGCAATCAATCACAGTCGCGGTCCTGGGGGTTTCAGATAAAATAGTAATCTAAATTTATATTTTGTCTAAGACCCCGGAACTGAACACTCCGGGGTTTTTTATTGTAAAGGAAAAAATGAAATACGAAAAAATTGATTATAGTGGATTGCATGATCAGGTTGTTGTTCAAGCATGTAGCAATTTGTTCTTGACCGAAGAACAAAAGCAGAAATTGTTCAAGAACAAATTTGATCGAGCTCGTGAATTAGCTGAAGCCAGGCGGAATATTCCCAACTTCAGGACCGAGCGGTAATCAGTAGCCGGTGCAGATGTGGAAACGAGGTCCACGCTGAGCACTCAAAAATCAGCAAACGGGCGGAACAGTGGATGAACAGCAGGCGGTAACTGCCAAGTAGAAATACTGTCATAGTAAAGCCGATTTGGGAACCAAATGGGAGTGAAAAGTCCGTGGCAGAGTCGGCTTTACTATACACTTTCTTTGGAGAGTGTTAATAATATCGGGGGATTGGTATAGTTGGGAACACACTAGCCTTGCACGCTTGAGTCAGGAGTTCGAATCTCCTATCCTCCACCACACACTAGTACGGTGGCTGAGTGGCCCAAAGCAACAGCCTGCAAAGCTGAACAACCGTCGGTTCGACTCCGACCCGTACTTCCACGCACTGGAGAAGAAGCATCAATGGTGATGCACTGGACTGTAAATCCAGCGCCTTCGGGCACGACTGGTTCGATCCCAGTATTCTCCACCAAATCTGCATCCGTAGCTCAGTCTGGACAGAGCGATGGTCTACGAAGCCAAAGGTCAGAGGTTCGAATCCTTTCGGATGCACCAAGGAAATATAGCACAGCGGTAGTGCATCGCCTTCATACGGCGCAGGTCGGTAGTTCGAATCTACCTATTTCCACCAAGTTTCGCCCTTTTAAGCATAATGGTAGTGCTCTGGTCTTGTAATCCAGCGGTGGCAGTTCGATTCTGTCAGAGGGCACCAGTTCTTTCTCTCTGTAGCGTAATCTGGTAGCGTTCATGGTTTGGGACCATGCGGTGAAGGTTCAAATCCTTCCAGGGAGACCATGTAACACCTGGTTAGCTCAAAAGTAGAGCACACGACTGATAATCGTGAGACAGAGGAGCATTACCTTTACCAGGTACCAGGCAGGATTAGTTTAATGGTAAAACGAGAGCCTTCCAAGCTCACGTCAAGGGTTCGATTCCCTTATCCTGCTCCAGTTTTATGCCTCGTTAGCTCAGGAGTAGAGCGGGACCCTTACAAGGTCAAGGTCGTGGGTGCGAAACCTACACGAGGTACCAAACAACAGGCTTGTAACTTAAAAGTAAAGTAGCGGACTTTTAATCCGCAAAAGAAGGGGCGGTACCTTCCAGGCCTACCATGCAACTTTAGCTGATGTGGTCATAGCGGCGGTTTGAAGAGCCGTTGAACTAGGTTCGATTCCTAGAGGTTGCACCAGAACAATTACGGTTTCGCATAGCGGCGATTGCAACGGTCTCCAAAACCGTCGGTTCACACCCGCGGG